CGCCTGGCCCGGAATATCGGCCTATTCGGTTGTCGCGATGCGCTAGGTTATGACGACCACGCGCTTGCTTCTACCAGTCCACGGCCTGCTACCGTTCAAGTTTCTTCCACTTGCACCTCCCCAACGAGGGCGGCCCGCATGCTTCACTATCCGTTGTGCTCCGAATGGTCGCTCGCACATGAGGTGTGCTAGGTGTTCATTCGGTTTGCGCGCTAGCCACTTCTCGCGGCTCGCCCTACTTGCCATGATGCCCCTCTACCATCTCGACTATGTAAGTATCCTACCATACCCATCCTAACCTGTCAACTGCCACGGTCGGGAGAGAGGGGAAGGCGCTCAACAATAGAACTCTAATAACCTTCGCTCGCACCGGCGGGTGCTTCTCTCTCTTGACCGTGTCCATAGTATACCATAGCCTAGACTTGTTGTCAATGGTTTTGGAGCCTGATTTCCAAAATTGGGCGGAATTTGAGACTGTGACCAATTGCCAGAAAGCGGGCAGACTGGAATGCCAGAAAGCCAGCGCGCGACCAGTAAAAAGGCTACCCACTATGCCAGACAACCAGTATGCTGGCTTGCCAGTTTGCTGGCATTCGAACAACGATTAGGTGTTGTATAAAACTGAACAGCGCTTAGGTAAAGTATAAAGCTGAACTAATTTTATACTTCGACCAACGCCGACAGCCGCCGCCGCCACCTACCCCTACCCTGCAAGCCGACGACAACAGGTGCTGTAGTCAGTGACTGGGGGAGTGCGGCTTATGAGATCGAAGATTGAATGGTGGTATACCCTTGCCTGATTATTTTTCATAAAAAGCCCCTTTAGCAGGTCGTTGCCTAATGGAAGCTCCTAGATCCGTTGGTGTTGATGGTGTGTAAACTGATCATCAACACCATTGGTGGTGTATCGTTTGTTTGCCCTGCGAAGGGTCGTTGTGGTATGGAAGGGGTAGTGATGACGTCGAGATTCGAGTCTTCGGACTCTCATCTCTCCGTTTGATGATCCCCCCTAAAGGGGGGATCATCAACAATAAGGTATACATATTTTTGTGTGAGAGGTTTGCATCGTGGTGAAACCGAGGTTGACGCCGAGTGAGATGGATACGAAGAGGAAGCAAGAGGTATTCATTGCGATATTCAGTAATGGGGCATCGCTGAGGAGAGCGGCGAAGGAAGCGCATATAAACAGGGCGACGGTTTATCGGTGGATAGAGAATGACTATCTGGGATTTCGGGATCAGTATGATGCGGCGCATGCGGATTTCAAGGATTCGCTGATCGAGATGGCGTTACACCGGGTGAATGAGCAGAAGTCATCGGACTCGCCGTTGTTGTTGATCACGTTGTTGAACGCGTACATACCGGAGAAGTTCAGGCCGAACACGATAGCGACGGAAGAGGTGGCGAAGGATACGATCAAGGAGTTGCGTGAGCTTTCCAAGCGAGCATTCAAGGCGAATCCTGCGGAGAAGGAAGAGCAGATGACGAGTAAGTCACCGCTCCAGCAGGTAGAGGACATCATCTTGGAGAAGAAGGCAGGCAATGGCGACTGATGCCGATGTAGATATCAGGAAGTACCTCTACGAGAAGGTGGAGTTCTCCCCTACACCGGAGCAGGAGAAGATACTTCGCTCAGATAAGCGGTTCATCCTGGTTGCTGGTGGTGAACAGGCAGGTAAGTCGTATGTCGCATCGAAGTTTCTATTGGGTAGATGCTTCACGGATAAAGAGAAGTCACTGTACTGGCTGGTCGCCGCAGATTACGAGCGCACACGAGCAGAATTCGAGTACCTCGCTGAGGATTTCGCTCGATTAGGGATACTCTCAGAGGTGTCGAAACGTATCGACCCTGGCAAGATAGTACTTGCTGATGGCACACGGATCGAAACGAAATCTGCGAAGGATCCCCGGACTCTTGCGATGCGCGCGCCCAATGGCATCCTTGGATGTGAAGCGTCGCAGCTTGACCTTGAGACGTTTTACCGACTACGAGGAAGGGTCGCTCCGAAACGAGGATGGCTCTTTCTTTCAGGTACGCATGAGGGATCACTCGGATGGTATCCCCAGATGCAGATCTCATGGGAACACGGTCTGGGAGACGAGATAAGCTTCAACCTCCCGTCGTATTCCAACTTCCACCTCTACCCCGGTGGTAAGGATGACCCAGAGATACTCAGACTCCAACGCGACTCGTCAGATACCTTCTTCATGGAACGTATCGAAGGTATCCCCTCCCCACCTCAAGGCATCGTCTTCGGAGAATTCAGACCCGATATCCACGTCAGACCCGTGGAATATGTCAAAGGACAACCCGTCTCCATATGGATGGATCCAGGCTACGCCGGTGCCTACGCCGTCTGCGTTATCCAAGAGATCAATGGCCAGTTCTGCATGATCGACGAGATCTACGAACAAGGACTCATCACCTCAGAGATCATCCAACTCGCTCAACACAAGCCGTGGTGGCCCGATGTCACCAGTGGCGTCATCGATATCGCCGGACTCCAACACCAATCCATGGCCGCTCCCGCAGAGGTATGGCTCGAAGAAACAGGGCTGTATCTGAACTACAATAAGGTGCGGATCAATGACGGAACGGAGAGATTGAAGGGATTCCTGAAGCCAGATCCCTTGACAAAGGTGCCTAAATTAGTGATAGCTCCTCATTGTCAGGGTGTACTCTCTGAATTCGGAGCAGCACCCAACCCATTCGATGGGCAGACACGCGCCTACCGGTGGAAAACGGATAGAGATGGAGCGATAGTAGGCGATACGCCAGAAGATAAGTACAATCACGCGGTGAAAGCCCTGATCTACGGTATAGTTGACCGCTATGGCTATGGGTATCTGCAGAATAGAGACAAGATTCGCGTAAGGCGGTGGTGATGGCACGTCGCAAGCCCGAAGAGATCATCGCACTGGTCGATCAACACGATTACGACACCGACGCACTCCGTGACCGATTCACGGAGGACTATCGTCTCTACCGTTTGGAAGAATTCGATGCCGGTGAAGGCTTCGAGTCCTATACATCCAACGAACCGATGACCTATGCGGACAAAGTCATCTCCTTCATGACCGATGCAGAACTTATCGTCCGCATCCCCTACAACAACGGCAACGAAGAACAACGAGGATTCAATGATGCGAAGGAACGCTTCATCATCGGATCACTCCGCGCCGCTGATGAACGCCTCCAGCGCAGACTGCAACCAACATTGCGGCAACAATTCGCTTGGTACGCCGTCCTTCGCGGCTGGTACGCCGGTCGCGTACTCCTCGTCAAAGACCAAGACGGCAATACCGAGATCGATATCACTCCGTGGGATCCACTCCACACCTTCTGGGGTATCGGCAACAATGGCATCGACTGGGCGTGCTACCGCATAAAGAAGACCCGCGCCGAGATAAAAGCTCAGTATGGGGTCACGATAGATAAGGACGATAAGAGCCTCTACGACCAGGATATGGGCGTGGAGATCTACGATTATTACGACGGCGAGATCAATACCGTCCTCGCCGAGGGCGGTCGTGTGCTGAAGAAGCCCACCAAGCACGGCGCACCACGGTGCCCCATCTTCGTGGGGTGCGTCGGCACCGCCCCGATGATCCAAGATGCCGATGTCACGGAATTCCGCGAAGCGATAGCCGACTATGGCGAGTCCGTCTATAAATCAACGAGGAAGGTCTACGAGAATCATAACCAGATACTCTCAACACTCCTCGAACTGACCGCGCGCACCAAGAAACAAGGACTGAAGGTCAAATCGCGCGATGGAACGAAGACCCTGGAGGAAGATCCCTACAAGGCTGGCTCCGAGATAGCCCTCGCACAGGGTGAAGAGGTAGAACCACTCGGCCTTATCGAATCCAACCGCGACCTGGCGATGTTCATGCAGATGGTGGCCGGGGAACTCCAACGAGGATCACTCCCCCACACCGTCTTCGGTGAATTGCAGTTCCAACTCTCTGGATTCGCCCTCAATACCCTGCGCCAAGGCATCGCTTCAGTCATCAACCCACGCATCGAAGCACTTGAGGCTATCTACAAGCACATCTGTATGCTGCTTATCGACGAATACCTGACCGAATCATTCGAGACAGTCTCACTCTCCGGTCGCGCGATGAATCGCACCTACTTCTCCGAAAGGATCACAACCGATGTGATCCGTAGAGCCGGGGATGCAGAACTATCACTGATAACCCAGCTTCCACAGGACGACATGTCCAAGTACGCGATGGCACAAACAGCCCGCGAAGGCCCCGTGCCGTTGCTCCCCGACATGTATATCCGCGATCAGATCCTTGGCCTGCAAGATGCAGAGGCCATCGACGATTCCATCAAGGAACAACAAGCAGAGCGCATGCTGCCCGAA